AATTCCCTTCCGTTTATATAACTCCGGCTTGGCGTTTATTGTGTTAAGTCTGGCCAGATCATAGGCAATACTTAATAGTTAGGGGTTAGGGGATGAGGGCAGACCGCGCCGGGAGTGGAGTCAGCCCCCACAGATTTACCTAGACCTACACGCTAGACCGCCAGACTAGACCGCTGCCCTAGACTGTCGGCCACAGAAAAACGGACCCCCCGTTGCTGAATCTGGCGGGCAGTAGTATGTTACTCCCCAACAAAAAATATTTGCTAAAGTGAAGCTGAAGTAGGCTCTGAACAGGACTTATACCGTGTGTGACTAACGTCACATAAATAAAACGGGAAATGCTCTTAATTTCCTGCCTTATATACAGTAGGGGAGCAAAGCGGGGAATACTTTGCGACCCGTACGGTTGGCCTCTTGCGAGGCCCCTAGGCCGAGTACTGACCTACCCCTCAGTTCGCTGTGGCTCCTTCGGGCGCTAAGCCCGACGCTAGCGGCGCTATTTAGTCGGGTGGGGTCTATCTAATACATAGATCCGATAAATTACTCAGCCCGATAATAAAATCAATTCCGGCCCGTCTAACTTTAGGAAACTATTATGAATGAAAAAGAAATAAAGGCTTTAGCAAAAGAAGCAAAGTTAGCAGCACAAAGATATAAAGCAGCACTTAACGCCAAAAACCCAAAGCCTAAGAAATCAACCCCTCGCGGTGGTCGTGGTATGGGTGGCGGTATGCTCGGCGGTGGCGGATCACGCGGACCGGTAATTAAATAAACTAGGAGTCTAATGGCTGATAACAGTGCCGATATCGCCAAGAGAATTATCCTCGGCGCTGTCGCAGAAGGTATGACCATTGAGGCAGCTACTGCCTCTGCTGGCAAGTCCATTAAGACTTATGAGTATTACCGTCGCACAGATAAGATCTTTGCAGATAAGGTAGATCGAACCCGCCTAGGTCTCAAGGATAAGCAGTTTGCCTCTGGTGACGTACACGACCTAACCTTTGCAGAGTTCCGGCAACGTTTCCTGCATAGCCGCACCTTTGCCCACCAGCAGAATATTGTAGATGTGATCGAAGGGCGAGAGCCTGGGTGGTTGCACTCCTCTATGAAGTTTGAGCCAGGACTTGCGGCAAACCGCGTCCTGATAAATATCCCGCCCAACCACGCCAAGTCCATCACAATCACTGTGGACTACGTCACTTGGCAGGTATGTAGGAATCCTAACTTTCGAGTACTGATTGTATCCCAAACGCAGCAGTTAGCTGCCGACTTTCTCTACGCCATCAAGCAACGTCTGACGCATCCAATGTATCAAGATCTACAGACTGCGTATGCTGCTGGCGTAGGGTTTAACTCTAAGTCTGCTTCCTGGCAGGCAACCCGTGTCACCTTCGGTGATGAACTCCGTGAGTCATCTGAAAAGGACCCAAACATCGAAGCCGTCGGTATCGGTGGTCAGATCTACGGTAAGCGTGCCGATATGATTATTGTAGACGACGCGGTCACTCTTAAGAACGCCAATGAGTTTGAGAAGCAGATCCGCTGGTTGACCCAGGACGTGCGATCTCGTTTGAACCCTACGGGTAAGTTGATTGTTATCGGAACTCGTGTGGCATCCGTTGACTTATACCGCGAGCTACGCTCAGAGGACCGTTACCCTGGTGGCCAAGTTCCTTGGAAGTATCTAGCAATGCCGGCCCTGCTTGAAGCAGATGAAGACCCCGACAAGTGGGTTACCTTGTGGCCAGCTTCCGATGCTCCATTTGATGGACAGTTAGAATCTGACAAGAACGAGGACGGCCTATACCCTCGCTGGTCAGGACGTAACCTTTACAACGAACGCCAGGCGATGGATGCAAGCACCTGGGCTTTAGTATATCAACAGCAGGATGTTTCTGAAAACGCTGCCTTCGATCCCGTCTGTGTTAAGGGATCTATTGACGGTATGCGTAAGGCAGGCAACTTAGTTGCCGGTCACCCAGGCCATCCTAGAGACTTAAACGGCTTTACTTATATCTGCGGTCTTGATCCCGCGATGATTGGCGATACCGCAGCTATCTGCTACGCCATTGACCGATCAACGAGCAAGAGGTACATAGTAGATGCTATTAAGATTAGCCGCCCGTCTCCAGCCGATATCCGTAATCTTATTTTTGATTGGACATCCCTCTACTCCCCCTCAGAGTGGATCGTCGAAAAGAACGCCTTCCAATCCTTCCTAACCCAAGACGAAGGTATTCGTATGCACTTAGCTTCACGCGGAGTGCAGTTCAAGGAACACCATACTGGTTCTAACAAGTGGGATGCCGGCTTCGGTGTGGCTTCTATGTCTACCCTCTTTGGTACTAAGCAGTTTGATGGTAAGCACCATCGAGATAACTTAATACATCTGCCATCAGATCAGACTGAGAATATCAAGGCTCTGATCGAGCAGTTAATTACCTGGACTCCAACGACTAAGGGTAAGACAGATATGGTTATGGCTTTGTGGTTCTGTGAGATCCGAGCACGTGAGATGCTCAACTACGGAAAGTATGCCACCCACCATATGAAAAATCCATTCCTATCTCGCCAAGAGATGGGCAAGCGAACAGTCATCAACTTAGAAGAAGCGTTCGCTGAACAAAATAAAATGAGAGTAATCTAAGGAGAATAGAAATGGCACCAAAACCAAAGAAAGAAAAGTATTTTTTTGAAAACGAAGAAAAGTACAAGAAAAAAGTAGCAGCAGAAAAAGCTGCAAAAGCAAAGCCATCAACAAAATATTCACCAGCACCTATGAGTGATGCTGCTAAGAGAAAAGCCAGCCGTGCTGGAGCAGAAAAGGCTAGACAATATACAGATCTACCAGCTCGCCGTCCAAGCCCAAATCCAGCAAGAACATCATACTCACCGCAACAAATGACTGAATTTGATAAGCGCAAGGCTGCCGCACGTGGCAAGGCAACAGGAGCAAAGACAAAGCCAAAGCCAAAGAACATAGTTGAAAAAATTGCAGGTAGCTTAACAAAGAAGCGCAAGTAGTTTTATCCCCCATTATTAGGAGTTCAATTGTTATCAGTCAAAGAAGTTGACGCGAAGTTATCGCGCCTACGTACACGCTCATCAGCGCGTGACCAACGTATGCGTGATGTGCTTTCGGTACGTCAAGGAGATATCTCCAAGGTATATCCTTCGATGTTCTCAGAGGACTATCCAAAGCCTCTCGTTGCCAACTTCATTGACGTAGCAGCCCGTGACTTAGCAGAAGCAATGGCGCCACTGCCATCCTTTAACTGTTCAGCAACCAATATGGTCTCTGATACAGCACGTAAGGCAGCAGATACTCGCACACGCATTGCCAACTTCTATGCCACAAACTCTGATCTACAACTCCAGATGTACACCGCAGCCGATTGGTATAACACCTACGGTCTAGGTATTGGTATGGTTGAGATGGATTATGATGATAACAATCCTCGTATCCGTATGCTTAACCCGTTTGGCACCTACCCAGAACTAGATCGTTATGGTCGAGTCTTATCGGTTACCCAGGTTATTGTTACCGATGCTGAGACTCTTGCAGCGCAGTACCCAGAGTTCTACGATCAGATCCTAGGACGTAATCAGTATCAACTATCTTCACCGTATATCTCGATGGTCAAGTACCACGATAAAGATCAAGACCTGCTATATCTACCAGAGCGTAAGAACCTAGTTCTATCTAGCACGCCTAACGTATTAGGTAAGCCAATGGCATCTGTCATTATGCGTTCCTCCTTAGATGGCGAAGCACGCGGTCAGTTTGATGATGTACTCTCAGTCCAACTGGCCCGTGCTCGCTTTGCAGTATTGCAGATCCAAGCAGCAGAAAAGTCTATCCAAGCACCTATTGCTATCCCACAAGATGTGCAAGAACTGGCACTTGGACCGGACGCAATTATGCGTTCTGCTAATCCGCAGGGTATCCGTCGTGTACCGCTAGAACTACCAGCCGGAGTCTTTACAGAATCTGGCGTACTTGAGCGTGAACTACGTATGGGTGCTCGTTACCCAGAGTCTCGCTCAGGTAACATTGACGCATCTGTTGTTACTGGTCGTGGAGTACAAGCTCTACAGGCTGGCTTTGATACACAAATTAAAGCAGCACAAGCACAATTTGCTCGTATGTTCCAAGAACTTATCTCTGTCTGCTTTGAAGCAGATGAGAAGATCTTTGGTGGAATCCCTAAGACTATTAAGGGATCTGACGATGGAACACCTTATGTACTCAAGTACATCCCAACCCGCGATATTAAGGGTGAATACGGCGTAGATGTACGCTATGGAATTATGTCTGGTATGGACCCTAACCGTGCCATCATTGCTTTGCTACAAATGCGTTCAGATAAACTCGTATCACGCGACTATGTACGCCGTGAGATCCCAATGGATCTTAACGTTACGCAGGAGGAACAACGTGTTGACATTGAAGAAATGCGCGATTCTCTGCGCGTTGCTGTTGCTCAGTATGCACAGGCGATACCAGCACTCGCGGCGCAAGGCCAAGACCCTTCACAGATTATCAGCCGTATCGCTGCTGTTATCCAAGGTCGCCAAAAGGGACAAGCCCTAGAAAACATTATCGAAAAGGCGTTTACGCCAGAACCACCACCAGCACCAACCGCAGAGATGCCACCTATGGCACCAGGTATGGAGCAACAGATTCCAGCAGCAGGTGCGGCCCCCGCCCCTGCCTCGCAGCAACCTCCACAAACACAAGCTGGTTCGGCCCCTGCTGCTGGTCAACGTCCAGATATAGCACAACTACTAGCCGGCATCACCGGCGCAGCATAAGCAAAGGAGGTGGAAATATGAATAAAGGATCACGCGCAGCCGCACCAATGGCAAAGCCAAAGGAAGGCAAGATGGATCACTCCAAGCCAGCCGGCGGTAAGGTAATGGCATCAATGATGCCAGCAGGTCGCCCAGGCAAGAAAGCAAAAAAGGGTTAATAAATTTAGTGGAAGGTGTATAGGGCGATGGACAATAACAGAATACGTCGTCCTATACGCTCTTCCGATTTTGTAGTAATAGTTGCAGAAGCTGCATATAACTTTACACAGGTTGTATCAGGATTCTTTGAATCATTATATGAATTAAGCATTTACCATTCTAACCATAAGACTGAAACTAATCAGGCTTGGGAAAAGATGGCGCAAGACTTAGAGACTTTAGAGGAGGACCGATGACAACAGCACCAATGAATCCATTGGCTGGTCCAGCAGGTCCTGGCAAATTTGCCACGCGTACAGATAATCTACAGATGGGTTCTACAGCATACGGTGAAGGCGTAGAGACAGCCGCTATTAAGTCCGGCGCTCCGCTTGCAGAAACTGCCGATGCAGTATCAGGACCAACAGGAAGACTACGTAAAGAGTCTGCTCCTGTCACAGGACTATATGCAGAAACAGAACGTCCAGAAGAACCAATTACATCAGGTATTGATATTGGTGCAGGTCCTGGATCATCTGCTTTACAGATAAAAAAAGTTACAAATAAACTTTCAGATACTTTGGCACAGATGCTTCCATTCGATACTACAGGAGAGATTGCTGTCCTATACCAAGAAGCACTATCGCGGGGTAACTAATGGCTGATAATCTAAAAGCAGCCGCATACGCTGCTGGTTTAACGCCAGAACAAAAGCGCGAGATTGATCTTCTTTCTAAAAAGGTAACCAAGCATAAGGAACTTCTTAGCCTACCTTCTGATGTTGCACAAAAGGCATACCAACAAATGCCAGCAGATCAACAAGAGGATATGGTTAAAACTTTTGGTCAGGAAGATCCTATTGAGAAGCCAGGCAAAGGTTGGCTATCTACAGCATTTCATTACAATCCTTTAACGCTTGCCTTTAAGGGTCTTATCGAAGTTGCTGATGCAACTACTCGTGCATACCGTGCTATTGCTATTCCACTATCTCAGGGTGAACTTGGGTTTGCTTGGGATAAGGCAAATGATAAAGGCGACAAGGTTTACAACGAAGGTCGTATTGAGAAGGCTAAGAGCCTCTATGGTCAAGACGCAGTAGATATTGCTATGCGTATCAAGTCTCGTGAGAGCCTTGCAGATATTGCAGCAACTGCCACACCTGAGCAGATGAAGTATATTATGCTTGCAGATCCAGAGAATAAAACTATTCCTGGTGTAGCAGATGTTGAAACAGAACGTGCATTATTTAACGAAACCCTTGGGGTTGTAGATCGTGCCAAGTTCTCACCAGGTCGTCAGCTTGCTAATGCTATCCTTCCTGAAGCACTTGAGAAGAATGGCCTTGTCTATGGCCTTACATCAGGTGTAGTAGATACAGCATTTCGATTCTTTGTAGATCCACTCGTTGTTTCTTCTAAGATCCGTTCAATGTATGTAGTTGGCAAGTATTCACTTGAGGCAGTTACTGGTGGCAAGAAGGTTGCAGAGACATTTGCTAATCCAAAGGTAGCCTCATTCTGGGATACATACGGTGCAACGCTAGATCGTTATACCAAGGCACAGGCTCGCTCTCCTAAAGAGGCAGCAGCAATCAAGCGTGAACTTGAGATCCTAGCTCCTGAGTACGGTCCAGAAGTTATCCGTGCTTTTCAAAAGAACCAAATTACTAACGCTGCATCAGCACGTGCCTTCTTTGAAAATACAGAAGAAGCAGTAGCGGTATTGGCAGGCTCTGCAGGACGTAAGCGTATCATTGTTCCACGTCTTGATGGTTTCCGTAAGGCACGAATTACTGCTATGACTACAGCAGATCGAGTATTTAACGTAGACAAGATTGCTCCTAGTTTTATTGATGATATGTTTGGTGAACTTCCAACCACAGATGGTGTCTCTAAGGCACTTATTGATGGACAAGAAGTTATTGTACCTATTGTTAAAGGTACTGGCGGCAAGGAAACTCTACGCTATTCTAGCAAGTCAATAGGTGCTCGCATTGATAGGTTTAAGGCTAAGTTTAATATTGCTCCAATGTTCAAGAATGATTCATTTGATTTGGAAGCAAAAGATGCTCCACTACAAATGTACCGTTTAGCACGTTTAGTATTCACTAAGCAAGATGCGAAGATGATCTCTGAAACATTTGAGGCTGTTACCGACATTGGTAAGCGTAAAGAAATGTTCTACGGTTTATGGTCTAATATTGCCGAGATTCGTGGACTTAACACCACAGAAGCAGGACAGATAATTGTTCGTCGCCTTACAGGTAAGGGTGATTCTAGGTTTGCAGTATCTCGCGTTGGAGATAAAGACGAAGGCGTTGGAGCCATTATGTCCGACTTCAACACAACCGTATCTGCTCCTAACATTGTAGATATTGACCGTGCAGCAGTACGTTCTGGTTTTATTAACCGTGTTATGGGTCAAGCCAATAAAGAGTGGGTTGATAAGATGACCGGATATTGGTCATTCTTTACCCTTGCTGGTCCACGTTATGCTATTCGTAACGCAACAGAAGATCTTATGGTTCACCTTGCTATTGGTGGATCTCCTTGGGGACTTGCAAAGAGCCGCTATCTTTCAACACGTGTCAATACTGCCTTTGAAGCAGCACGTAAATCTGGCAATATAGCAGATAACCCACTGGGTTCTATAATGCGTTTTCTTAATAAGAAGGAAGCAGCTAGGTATGAAGCACAAATTGCTAAAATTGATTCAGACATTGTAGAAGCACGAGCTGCTCTAACAACAAAGACAAAAGAACTTGACGAAGCAGTAGATGAGGCAGATAAGATACGCCTCACCGGAGAGATTGAAGCACTCAAAGCAACATCTGCTCGCAACGTTGTAGAAGAAACACGTCGAATTATGGCTACCGCTCTTACTTCAGGACGCGTAAACCGATATAGAGCCTACATTGGTCGCGGTCCTATGTTCGAAGATGAGGCTGAAATTCTTGCAGAGCACTTAATCTATGGAAATCTTGATAATTCTGTAGCACTTATATCAGAAGGTGGCTTTAACTTCGCAACAAGTGGTGCTGATTACATTACAACAGCTACATTGTTTACTAGATCACACGGTGTACGCAGTGAAAAACTTGTTATTACAGACCCAAAGGCTGCTAGATATACAAGAGTACGTGGAGAACGTGGATATACAAACGTTCCTATTGGACCTGAGAACGAAGCATCAATGGTTACTTGGCTTTATCGTATTAACTACTATGCAAACGATGAAGTAGGCGCTATTGCTGTAGCAAACCTTGGTGATGAGACTGTTGCTATTCGTGAACTTCTTGATTATATGGATAATAACCCAGAGTTTCGCAAGTTAGCACAACTTGAAGCACGAAATGTTACAGATGAAGAGCACGCCCGTATTATCTACGCACGAGCACGCGAAATCTTTGAAACACGTCGCGTTGATGCAAACGGTATTAAAGAAATTAACTTAGAACTTCTTAATAAAATTCGCTACAAGAACGCTGATGGCAAATGGGAGATCTCAGGTCAACTAGGACTAGATGATCTACCAAAACTATCCGACGATGTTCCAGAATACGCACTAGGACCTAACCTAGTTCCTATATCTGATGCAGGAAACGTTACAGCTTCTCTTATGACATCTGGCTGGAAGTGGCTAGGTATGGCTAACGCACGTATGTCACGTGAGCCTATGGTGTTTAACGAGATTATTAGACTTCGCAAGTCAATGAAGAAGTCTGGTATGGAAGATGCCTACATTCAGTCTGTAGTAAGCAAGGTAGATCAGACTAATCCAAAGGCTGTCCTTGAAGCAACAGAACGTGCAAAGCGTCAGTTTGCTGAATTGATTGAAGATCGAGCAGTAACTCAAATATTACAATATGTAGATAACCCGCTAGTACGTACACAGTTAGCATTTAGCGTTCGTAACTTCTCACGCTTCTATCGTGCAACTGAGGACTTCTATCGCCGTGCATACCGTATGGTTCGATATAACCCTGCCTCTATTCGTAAGGCAGCGTTAACCTACGATGGAATTGCCCACAATGGTTGGATTCAAGAAGATGACCAAGGCGAGAAGTATTTCGTCTATCCAGGTTTAGAGCCGGTATACCGTGCAGTACAAACTGCAATGGCAGGATTGGGTATCTCTCCTGAGTTTAAGACACCAATGCCTATTCAGTTTGGTTCTCAGGTCAAGATGCTCACACCATCTCTAAACCAAGACTCACTAATTCCTACATTTAATGGTCCACTTGCCGGTGTATCTATTAAGGTTCTTACAAACCTAGTAGATGTACTCGGTGCTCCTGGAGCAGCAGATACTATTACTCAGTACACAATGGGTAAGTACGCTGTAGATCGTTCATTTGTATCAGCATTTCTACCTGCTCACGTCAATCGTCTTTACGAGACAATGAGCACGGATGAACGTGACTCACAATATGCCAGTGCTTGGCGTAAGGCAGTTACATATCTTGAGGCAGCAGGTCACGGACTAAAGACCACAGAGGATGAGTTTGGAAACGTCATTCCTCCTTCAATTCAGGAGCAAGAAGAGTATCGTCAGCGTGTTAAGAACACAACGCTATCTATTCTTGGTACACGCTTTGTACTTGGATTCTTCTTGCCAGCATCACCGTCTGTACAACTCAAGGCTGATATGGCTACTTGGATCAAGGATAACGGTAACGCTAACTTCAAGCAGGCTTGGAACAATCTATTAGACAAGTATCCTGGCGATTATGACTCAGCTATGGCTAAATGGGTAGAACTATTCCCTAACCAGATTCCATTTACAGTACCTGAATCTGAAAAGAAAACAGTTGCTATTGTTAAGTACGCAGAAGAGTCCGGTCTTTGGGCAGAGAAAAATGCTGATTTGTTTAAGAAGTACCCACAAGGTGCAGCCTTCCTTATACCTCACAAGTCAGGGTTCTCTTGGGATGCTTACAAGACTATGAAAGATATGGGTCTAAAGTACAATAAGCGTGTGGATGACTTCCTAAAAGAAGTACAGACAGTAGCAGATCTACAGCAATACTACTCAAAGAAGAATGAGTACGAAGTTAAATTAGAAGAAAGTTATTCAGACGTCGAACGTTCTATAGCTCGTAAAGAGTTTCAGGATTGGGCAGCAGTATTTAAGGCTGGTCGTCCATTAGTTCAAGACGAACTTGCAGAAGGTGGCAAGAAGGCAGTTGAACGCATTAAAGCTATTAACGATCTGCGTCTAATGATTAATGACCCTAAAGTCACTGTTCGTGGACCACTGCAGAAACAACTTAAAGAAATGCTAGATCTATACGATTCATATAAGGCTGATAAAGATTTATTCTCTAACATTCCTGGTGGATCAAAACTATCAACATTCCTTAAAGATGACACTATCGTAAAGATGCGTGAACTTTCTAAGGCAAATGAAAATACTATGAGTGCGTACAATACGCTATTCGCCTCACTATTGGGAGATACAAATGGCTGAACAAAAAGATACCATTGAAGCCTTTATTGAGGTAATGAATAAAGCACAAGACAGCACCCGTTTGGCTATAGCACAACAGCTTAAAGATGCTGGTTTTTATCAAGGTAAAGTAAGTTCAAAATTTGATGTTAAATTATATGGTGCTCTAAAAGCATTAGGGGCAGAACTATCTTTACAACGTAAATTTAATGAACAATTTGGTCAACCAGTAATTTCTGTAGTTGATTACATACAGCAACGTGCAGCAGAAGGTGCTGACACAGGTGCTGATGGAGCACCTAGAACCACAACCCAGACCTACGTAACTAGCGCATCACAAACCGCTAAGTTGCTAGATACAGTAGCTGAGGACCTATTAGGTCGTAAGTTGACCAAGGCTGAGAAGAATAGATACACACAACTTATCAACGCTCAGCAGAAGAAGCAACCATCAGTAACCACATCTGGAGATGGATTCTCTAGTACTCGTGGTGGTGTTGATGAACAGCAGTTTATTACCGAAAAAATTGGTGCTACTGCTGAGGCTAAAACTAATCGAGCAACAGATGCTTACGGAATTATGATGCAGGAACTTGGGGGTCTACGCTAATGGCCGAACAAAAACCTTTTGATATTGAACAATACATTAGAGATCAACAAAAAGCACGTAAAGCTGCTGCCGCAAAAGCAAAAGTTGCAAGAGACATAAAAAGCAAATCAGATGCAGTTAAATCTGCACAAGCTAAAGCAGAAAATAAGTTTGCATATGCCGATACTATCGGAAAGAGTATGTCTCGTTTTGAAGAACAACTTAAAGCATTTGCTATTAAAATTTCTCGTGGAGATAAACTAAGCACTGTTGAAGAAAAAGAATATAAGAGAATTCTAAAACAATATAAAAGCGTAAATACAGCTTATAACAAGGCTATGGCAGAAGGCCAAAAGATATTAGATGCGACTCCAGGATTGCAACCTGGAGAAGAAGTTGCTGCGCCAAAGGATACAGATAAAGACGGTATCCCAGATAGCATTGATGCTACTCCTGGAAATGTAGGACAAACTCCTCCACCAGGAACGCCACCCAAGGTTGACACGCCAGGCACACCACCTAAAGGTGGTAATCAAACACCTCCAAATGTTCCTGTATTAACAGATGCAGAGCAACGTGCTCAAGCTCTTGAATTAGCAGGTGAGGATTTTGAATTACCTGAAACAATCTTTAACAACGTACCTAGCTTAAAAATTATTCTTGACCGGTATGTAAAAGAGGATTGGACAGAGTCTAAACTTCGCAAAGCAATTCGTGATGATATTTGGTTCCGTAAAAACTCTGCTGAAATCAAAGCACGTTATGTACAGTTGTACAACTATGAAGATTTAGTAAAGACGGGTCAAATCAATCCTCAGGTCCCAGGCAATACTCAATACGAACAAGATATAGCAGCACTTGAACGTCAGATTGCTGATAAGGCACGTGCTATGGGTTCTGGTATTGCATCAGATCCAGACGCGATAAAAGTTGTAGCGCAAAAAATGTACTTGACTAATCAGGGTATTAATGACCCAATGACAGTAGACTTTATTGCTGCTGCTATTCGACCAATCGGATCTACCATTGCTGGCCAAGGAACAACTGGCTACTCCGGTCAAGCTCTCAAGGATTACCAAGCAATCCAAGATATTGCTCGTTCCAATGGATTTAGAGTTAAAGACATTGTTCCTGGTGGACAATCAGAACAACAAGTACTTCAAGGTATTGCTACTGGAAAAATTGATCCTAATCGTCTAGCACAAGATGCACGTAAGTTGGCAGCACAAGGTCAACCAGAGTATGTCCGTGATCTACTAGGCCAAGGCTATAACTTAGATCAGGTCTACGCTCCATATCGCCAAACAATGGCTAATCTTTTAGAGATAAATGCAGATGAGATTGATCTTAACGATTCAACGTTACGCTCTGCTATTAGCGATAAGGGTGATATGAATATCTACGAATTTAAGAAAACCCTTAAAGCAGATAAGCGTTGGCAGTATACAGAAAACGCTAAACAAGAAGTATCAGATATGACACTTAAAATTCTTCGTGACTTCGGATTCCAGGGGTAATAATGGCACGCAAAGATAGAGATATGCCTTCAGCGCCAAGCGCTGCTATTGTAGATGAGCAAACTCAACGCGCAGCAATGCGTACTCCTGCTTCAACAAATGTAACGCCTCCTGCATCAACGCCAAAGAAAAAACTTGTATCTACCTATACCGATGAAGAAACTGGCGATGTCATTGATGTATATGAAGATGGCACAGAAGAAGTTCGTAAAAAGGGTACAAAGATAATTGATGCCCAAACAGCCGCTGAAGCTACTGCAGCAGCAAGACTGGCTGAACGAACATCAGCCTTTGATATCTTGCGACGAAGTATGAAAGAAAATGGATTAGAAGCTCTTGCTGATGCAGCCATAGGTGCCATTATGAATGAAGAGACAGAATCAGGCCGTCTCCTAGCACTACGCAGTTCACCTGCTTATGTACAGCGTTTCTCTGCTAACAAGCAACGCGTTGCTAAAGGATTATCTGCACTTAGTGAAGCAGAATACCTTGCTATGGAAGATCAATACCAAGAGTTAATGCGTCAGTATGGCTTGCCTGCTTCTTACTACGCTAAAGATGCTACTGGAAAGCAAGTTGGTTTTGAACAACTAATTGCCAATGATGTTAGCAATTTAGAATTGGGTGATCGTTTAATGGCAGCCCAGGATCGCGTAGTCAATGCTAACCCAGAAGTTGCCAGAGCACTCAAGCAGTTCTACCCTGATATTACTAATGGAGATATCTTGGCTTACACACTTGATCCTAAGAACGCTATCAAGGATATCCAGCGCAAGGTAACAGCAGCCGAAATTGGTGGTGCTGCACTTCAATCTGGACTTACAGCCAATCTTGCTAGAGCAGAAGAACTACAGAAGATGGGTGTTGATAAAGCAGCAGCTACTGAAGGTTACTCTGCAATCGGTGCCGGACTACAGCGTGGTTCAGAGTTAGCATCAATATACGGTGAATCACCATATAGCCAAGCAACTGCAGAGTCAGAACTATTCAAACTTTCAGGACAACAAGAAGCACGCAAGCAACGCCAGAAAGTTACTGGACTTGAGAAGGCTACCTTTGGTGGTCAATCTGGTGTAACTAGCGGGGCGTTAGCGCGAGATCGCGCAGGCGGAATATAATAAACCTGCCACTAGAACTACTGGCCTAGTGGAGCGACAACAATACCAGGAGTCAGAGCCATACCCAATCCCCATTGGAGTATGAGGCTGGCGAAATCAACTAACTGATAGGGAGATGGACTATGTCCAATTACGAGTACGAGGATGACGACGATGACTACACAACAGATTCGTCAAATGACCTTGTAAAGCAACTACGCAAGGCTTCAAAGCAAAAGGATAAAGAACTACAAGAGCTTCGTGCTCAGTTCGATAACCTGAGCAAGGGCCAACGCGAACGAGCAATTAAGGATGTCCTCGCAACTCGCGGGGTAAATAGCAAGATTGCTTCATTTATTCCGCAGGACATTGACCCAACTGAAGAGTCATTGTCTAAATGGTTGGATGACTATGCCGATGTATTCGGGTATGAATCTAGCCAAACCCAGGCAACACCTAATGTAGATCCAGCTCAAGCTGCTGCTTATAAGAGAATGACTAACACTGCAGATGCTGGCGCTTCGCCGGAACATAATGCAGACATAATGCAAAAACTTCTCAACGCAAATAGCAAAGAAGAGTTAGATGAAGTCATTAGATTGTCTGGACTCTAATCCGATCCTAAACAAGAAAGGCTAAACTAATGGCCACACCACAAGGTACCCCTACCAGTACTGGTAGCATCACCGCACTTGTGCAAGCAGCATACGATCAGTATGTAAGAATGGCGCTTCGCTCCATTCCTGTAATGCGCTCACTTGCAGATGTTAAGCCAGTACAGCAGGCAATGCCAGGATCATCAGTTGTTTTCTCAATCTACTCAGATTTGGCACAAGCTACTTCTACATTGACAGAAACATCAGATGTATCAAGCATTGCTCTAGGTAACCCATCACAGGTTACAGTAACTCTGAACGAATACGGCTCAGCAGTTACAACAACAAAGAAGCTGAACCTAACTTCTTTCAACGACGTTGATTCAGCTCTTGCTGACATCATCGCGTACAACGCAGCAGATTCGATTGACAACGTAGTAGGACAGGTCCTCTCAGCAGGAACTAACGTTATCTACTCAAACGGTCCATCAGGAACTGCTCCAACTTCATCTGCAACAGTTCTCCCAGTAGACACAATGACAGTAGCGGATATCCGCAACGCTGTTGTTTCACTACGCACAAACAAGGCATTGCCTCGTATGGGTGAACTCTATGCAGCATACCTCCACCCACGTCAGTCAGCCGATCTTCGTGCTGAAACTGGTACAGGCGGATTCCAGGAGCTAACAAAGTACGTAGAGCGTACACCGTTCGTTGCTGGTGCAGTAGGCGTTATCGAAGGCGCTTTCATCGTTGAGACACCACGTGTCCTCAATGGTCTAAAGCTCTCAACAGGTATCACACCTACAGTGTCAATCACTAACGTTGCGTTGACATCTAACGTAGTAACAATTACTACAGCAGTTGCTCACGGCCTCGGAACAGGTCAGGTTGTAACAGTTGCTGCTACAACTAACACAGGTGTTAATGGTACATACACCATCACAGGTGTTACATCAACAACATTTACCTATGCACTAACAGCATCTAACATCACATCAGTTGCTGACACAGGTACTGTAACATTTACCAACAACTACCGCGCAATCGTCGCAGGTCGTGAAGCATTGGCTGAAGCACAGGCTGCAGACATCTCAACCGTTATCGGTCCAGAGATTGATGCGCTACGTC